CTCCGTTATCGCCACCTCAGTGCCAGCTTGCTGGCACGTCGTGGTGTGTACGAGCCCGTAGACATCGTAGTGCACGACGGCACCCCATTCAGGGGATTGCTGTCGTGTGTTATGCTTCTGCAGTGCTCCATCGTCCCCCATCGTGCGGGTGCCGGGTCTGGCTCATATTCGCTGAAGTAGCGAAGAAGCCGTTCCCAGTATCCCTGTTCACGTTGGACGGATAGAGATGTCACGCTCCAACTGAGGATCTCAATTCGTTGCAGATCTTCATTGTAGCGTGTCGGAGGTAGGATGAGCTGAAATTGCCCATCCTCCGAGCTCACAGCAAACAATTCGAGGAACCGTTCGTCTTCAGGGTGCACTAAGTCAAAGGAGATCTTCTCCCAGATATCAGTGTCCTTGAACGTTCGATAATCCCGTTTTGAGATCATCCGTCGATAGGCATTTCTACCTATGCGATGTGATGGATAACCCCGCTGCGAGTCATGTTGATGTTGTGGCCATACGCACAGATGAATGATGCCTCGAGAGGTCATCGCTTCACTGTCGCCGCTATGGATTGCAATCGGGATTTGCCCGTATGCATCAACAGCGCCAGCTGCAAGCAATGCAGCTGTGCGTGGGTAGCCCCGCTCATACATCGTGTTGGCTTGCGCCACATAAGATGTAAGAACGCCGGGGTCAGGACGATCACGCCAGGGTGTAGTAATTCTACACGGAGTGACATCTTCGCCGTGAAAGGCGTCCATGCCACATGATTCTCGAAAGAATCCACTGGTGAACGACTTGTCTGCGTTGACCCGAAGGCCAATACGCTCAAGCCGAGCTATTGCGTCGACGGCTTCCGCCGTTGGGACAATTACGTCATCGCCGTACACGAATGTAGCATCGCTGCTACACGCGTTGGTGAACCCATCCTCACAAGTCAGTGCGGCCCAGATTGTAAGCGCCATCACGGGAAAGCAGAGTGCTGATCCCATGGGCGCGAACTTTCCGAGTTCGACAACTGATTCGTCTGGAAGGGTAGTCGCTAATGACCGTGAGGCATACAGCGCGTCCACGAGTGGACGCGGGAATATGCGCTCAACT